GTCGGCACCACTCAGGTCGGCACCACTCAGGTCGGCACCACTCAGGTCGGCACCACTCAGGTCGGCACCACTCAGGTCGGCACCACTCAGGTCGGCACCACTCAGGTCGGCACTTCTCAGGCTGGCACCACTCAGGTCGGCACTTCTCAGGTCGGCACGTTTGCCGCCTTCGCATCTAAGCCATAATTTATGTTCGTTTAAAATTTGGTTTAATTCCTCCTGTTTCAATTCCGTTTCTCCTTTCTATCCGCTATGCGGCTAACAAAATTTTTCTAATATAGTCCAATCCTCGCTGATAAACTAACGTCTTTATGCTGATGCAGGTTGTGCCGTCCGGCTTTGTGTACTTCTGTTCAACTGTTCTGAAATATCCCCGGTCGATGTATTTCTGATAGGGCTGATTGTTGTCCATAAGGATTTTATTGTCTCGGAGGATTTCGAAGAGCCGATTTCTGCCAATCCCCATATTCAAGACCCTTGCTGCCGTTCCGAGGTCGACCGCATCCTTGCTGTCCGCTACTTGATCAAAAAACTCTACCTTGGGCTTGTCTGTTTCAATCTGCCGTTCTGCAGCAATGCGCTTGTCCCTTTCTTCTTTTAAGGTCGTTGCGAGCCGGATAAGGTAATCTGGATCGGTTAAGGTCTTTTCGATGGTGTCAGCGGTCATATAGGCCCCGTGTTTGCGGATGGCGGGGATGACATCGGTTGCCAGCCAATCGGTAAATTTTTCAGCTTCTCTTTTGCGTGACGTGAAAACCAACTTGTACATACCGGCCTCTGTGACCGTCAACATTTCCTGTATCCCGCCAGGGGTAAGAATACTGTTCGTACCCTTCATGGTTTCAGGAAGTCTGGAAACTGCCTTACTGGTATCGCCAAGTTCTAATATTTCGCATAAGTCCCTAGCAACAAACATCGGCTCTTTGCCATCCATTACGCGGACTCCGTGGATTCCGTCGTAGTTAAACAATTTCAGTTCGTTCATATGTACTCCTTTCTAAATAGTCATCCTTATCTGTAGCTTGTTTTCTTCGATTCGCTTTTGCGCTAAGTCGTAATAGCTTTTTTCCAGTTCAAACCCTATGTAATCAAATCCCATGTCGTGATAAGCAAGTAATGACGATGCGCTCCCAACATGGGTATCGAGTATCTTGTCGCCTTTATTTGCAAATTTTGATAATGTCCACGTGTACAGCCTTACCGGCTTTTGGTGTGGGTGGAATTTTGATTCTTTATTTTTCATATCGCCCTGGATCATGCCGTTCCATGCAAACCGGAATATTCTTGAAGCGGAATTGAATGAGGTCCATGCTAATTCACAATCTGCAAACGAAACCCCTTCGGGCTTTTCCTTGTCCCAAACAATCCAGCACTGGCTATCTTGATTGATCGATTCCTGAAAATAATTTCCGCCCCATATAATTTGATTTTTTGATACTCTTTTAAGTTCGTCAAAATATTCTTTAGGCGTTTTTTCTTGGCTCCATACTGATAAGTCGTAGTCGTTTCGGTTTTTGGCAACTCCCCCGCCCATTTGATTTGTTGCATATCCGCCCTGCGTTACGTCTCCGTAAACCGGATCCACAATCGCCAACTCAAAATATTTGTCGGGAAATTGTCTCATACCATCCATGCAGTCCATATTGTAAAGCCTGTTGAGTTCTAACATATGCCTTTACCCTCGTATATCAGCTTCCGAGCTCATAGCATCTTTTCAGCCATGCCTCGTATACCTTGACCGGAATTTCTATGTAATTAAATGTTACCTTTCCAGACGGCTCAAACTTTGCCGATGCCGCAACCTTAATTTTCCTTTCTTTCATTGCTTGCCTCCTTTCCTGTCAGCAAATACTCCAGGGTTACGCCGAAATATGCTGCGATTTTTTGCATCTTGTCTACCTTTGGCGTGTATAACCCCTTTTTCCACTCGCTAAATGTTGAATTCGGAACGCCCGTAGCGAGAGAAACGCGATATGCGGTTGTGCTATCTCTCTTGAGAAGCAGTTCAAATATCTCGTACAAATTTTTACCTCCTTTTTGTAGAAATTTACAGTTGACATTATTTCGGTTTTCCGATATATTTCATGTTAGGTTAGATGAAAATATGGAAAACAGAATAGGTCATGTTTGAAATTCGGTTTTACGAATCCTATACCTATATTATATTCGTAGTTTCGAAACTGTCAAGCAATATTATTCGTTTTTCCGAATTCAGCAGGAGTTAGCGAATGTATTCAAATTTTGAAAAATTATTAAGGCTAAACAACACAAACGCAGGAAAAGTGTCGGCAGAAACAGGAATTTCCCCAGCAACACTTTCTGAATGGAAGAATGGAAAGTATGTCCCGAAATTAGACAAACTTCAAAAAATAGCTGATTATTTTGGAGTCACCGTAGATTACCTGATGGGCATAAATAAATTTATCGTTGAAGATATTGAGATCGAATACATTACCCTTATAAAAGATGCGCGTCGCAGGGGATATTCTGTCGAAGATTTAAAAACGGCAATCGCAATGCTCGATATGGCAAGGGGCAAAAAATGAACGCGGTAATTTACGCGAGATATTCTTCCGACTTGCAGCGCGAGGAAAGCGCGGAGGCGCAAATAAGGTATTGCCGGGAGTACGCCGATAAAAACGGATATAATATTATTCGCATTTATACCGACAGGGCCAAGAGCGCAAAGGGCGATAAGGTTTCGCAAAGATATGAATTTCAAAAAATGATAAGGGACAGCAAGCAAGGTTTATTTGGCGCTGTCCTTGTTCATAAGTACAATAGGTTCGCCCGAAACATGAAAGACCATGTAAATTATGAGGACAAACTGAACGACAACGGAGTAAACCTCATTGCTGTCGCAGAAGACTTCGGGCAAGGTAAAGAGGCGATCATTATGAAAGCCTTGATGCGGTCTTTGAGTGAATATTATATTGTAGATATGGCAGAAGAGGTCAGGAAGGGCCACAGAGAAAACGCCGAAAAAGCATTACACAACGGCGGCTATGCCCCTTTTGGTTATGATATAGTCGAACAACATTTTGTTATAAATGAATTCGAGGCCGGGTACGTTAGGAGAATGTTTGAATGTTCGCGGAAAAAATTAGGATTTAAGTGTCTGGTTGAAGACATGGAAAAGGCGGGAATCAAAGGAAAGCGCGGAAAGCCTATAAGGTATCCAGCCATTTACGAGATTCTGAGAAACGAACGCTATACCGGCACGTATGTATATGACATCAAGACCGAAAAACATGACCGCAGGGTGAAGAAAAACGCAATAAGAATAAACAACGCCATACCGGCAATAATAACCAGGGAAGAATGGGAGGAAGTACAAACAATCATGAACGACAGAAAGCAATCCGGCAGAAGTTCGGACTATTTATGTAGAGGGCTAGTTTATTGTGGAAAATGCGGGGCAAAAATGAGCGGACACATTACCGACAACGCAAAAAATAAATACAAAACATATGTATGCTCCAAGTCGTGCGGAGTCGGCACAATTAAAATGGACGACGTTGATAGAAAGGTTAAAAGATACCTGGAGGAACTTCTCTCGGACAGGTCGCAAAAACAAATATCTGACGCGCTGCGGAATTACCGCAAGGGAGAAACCGAAAGAATAGAGCAATATAATACAGCGCTAAAAAAAGAAATAAAAGAAAAGCAAAAGCAATACGATGGACTGATGCAGGCCCTAATGACTGGAGGGCTCTCCGCTGCGATCATCGCAGAAGTCGGAAACAAAATGGAATCATTAAAAAACGAAATAGACGGAATGACCGAGCAGCGGCCCCCGAAAGACTATACCGAAAAAAACATTATCGATTGGCTTAACGCAATAAAGACTGCGCCATCGCCAGAAAGTATCCATTTGCTGGTCGAAAAAATAACCGCAACAAAAGAAGAGATCAACGTATTTTCAACGCTGACCTCTTTTGTAGGTAATATTGGAGGCGACACCCCGATACATTGTTTTCCTACAATTCTGTTTGAATATAAAAGCCGCGCCTAGTTTTTTGGCGCGGCGTGTTTGCGGCCTAAATCATATGCTTCAACGACCATAAACCATATACTATTATTATCGTTTATGATTTCTTTTAATTTGTCGGCAATTGATTTTGGAATATTGTTGCGCTTAAACTTCTGGTTGCAATTTTCAGCTTCTGTTCCTTCCATTTCGTCCTCCTTTAATGGCATAAGCAATTATGCATTAAAATTGACTATAGTTTATGGTTTCGTACAATAGTGCTGTAAATATAATTATAAACATACGCCAATATATTACAATGGTGATTTATTGCAGAAACAAGGTTGATTTCGACAAAAAGTGACAAAGACCCGCCTCAAAATAAAAAGAGCGCCCACAAAGAACGCTCTTAGCAAAGGAGGCTGTCGCACTCTCCCGATTGCTCAAATTTCCACAGTATACGCCCATAAAATAAACGGAGCATAATTGTATTTCATATAGTATTTGCCGTCAAATCCCCAATCGCCACCCCATGTGTTGACACCGACGTAATATTCAGTCAAGCCGTTTATTTCCGTGATCTCGTCGAAGTCAAATAACCATGTCCCGTGTCCGTCCGTCGTTGAATTCTCTCCTGCCTCAAGGATTCCGTCTTTCCAGTTCTCGCGGTCTAAGGCCGTGCCGATTATTATCACATGCTTCTTAATTATACAGTCTTTAAATTGCGTATAGTCAATGGCCGAGTATGTTGCTATCTTATAAGTTTCTGCCGCTTTATCTGCGTCGTCGGTTCCGTAACTGTCTGCCGGGCATAACCCCTCTTCAGAAAAACTATGTTTCAAAGAAAGAGAAATAAAAAAGCCGGGTTTCCCCGGCTCGCTTCACATTAAACCTTCCAGATCCGCAATCCGATGGTTTATGACTTTGATCTGCTCTTCTTGAACGTCTACTTTTTTTTCTGTTTTGTAAGTTCGCTCAATCAAATAATTATGTTTGTCTTGCTTTTTTTCGATCATGGCCAACTTGGTCATGACGGTTCCGTAAAAGATTCCAAACGAAACACCATAGACCAATAGGCTGACGATCAATCCGACCCAAAACTCCGTGCTCATGCATCAGCCTCCTTTGGTTTGCAATTAATCAATTTGCCTGCCTCCTTGTTTGCTTGATTTGCCGCTAAGAGTAGCGTATAATACAAATACGCCGCTTGTTTGCGGCTGCGGCGGGGGTTTAATGCTTTCCGGGCAACCCCGTCGCTTTGCTTAATTTCTACAATACGGTGTCTTCCGTAAACGCTTCAACAACAGACTCGTCAATTTCCGTTACGGTCGAGACGGCTGTTTCGGTGACGGCTTCAGGAGCAACTTCCGTTACAGTGCTTACTGTTTCGGCAGTAATGGCATCCATCGCGGCATGCCCGGAAGTCGCTTCGGTCGTAACATATACCGTTTTCCCATCGCCCAGGCCCGTCGTGGTCGGGTTATGTAATGCCGTCCAGGCGACAAATAAGCCGCCGAAAAACACTCCCGGTGAGCTGACCGCATGGCTTAACCCCGTAACAATGTCGCCCCATGATGCTATGTTGCTTACATCTACATCGAACCCTGCCGCAATCGCGCCGACAAATGCGACGATGGATATAACATTGATCTGTCCGTCGGTGTAGAACCTTACCCTGAACCATTTTAAAAAGTTTTTCATTACTTTTCCTCCTTTAAATTACATTTAATCTTTCTTTGAGTATGGGCCAATACGGGTAGTCATCCAGTTCGTCGATTGCAACGTCAGAGAGATCAAGCACGCCCTCCGTTGCCATTCTCTTCCGGACAATCTCAGGCCCAAAATACAGCCCTTCAATAAATTCCATTGTCGAGTCAGACAGTTTGTATTTCGCCTGAAATGCTGTGCTGATTTCAACGGGTGCAAATTGGGCCTGAATCTGTGCGAACGCAAACCCCTTGGTTTCAATCGGTTCGATATGCCAAGGCTCGTTGGAATACGGATGATAAAGCCCGTACTGGTTTAAGGTTTCCTCTGCCAACTTTTCCAGCCCGTTTCCAGCCTTACGGATAGGCACGCTTGACGTATCAATTGCCAACGCAAGCCCGTGCCTGCTCGTGCCAGGTTTTGCGGCTGTAGCCTGTAATTTACCGGCCTTGTACAACTGGTACATTTTTACCTGACTTGCGTACGATCTGTATCCGCCATCGGAGTTGACGCGGATTATACAGTTAAAAGCCTTGCCTACTGCGGCAATCCGGCGCTTGAAGATCGGATCAAGATTTTTGCAATCTCCCGTAACCCAATTAGTAGGGTCGGTTTGTGGGTATGCGCTTGCACTGAGTTTTGATTTCCAGATATAAATTTCTGCCATGTTTTGTCCTCCGTTCTATTTAAAAAATTGCAATAAAAAAAGAGCCTCTGCTCTATGGGCTCATATTAATCGCCTCCAATATAAAAGGGACCGGAGCCCCGCTAATCAAACTGCGGTCTGTAGTGACCGACCGTCTTTGCTACTCCGGCCATTTCGTACAACAGTTTAAGCTTTTCTGATGACG